GCGTAGCCATGATACACATAAATCTGAGAACCCACTGGGTTTTTTGGATCGTATGCGTCGATACGGATAGCCTTGTTTTCTGGCTTACGGGTATCTGCAAAGTTGTTAGAATAGTACCAGTGGTCTATTTTGCCCATTGGTGTCTTCTTGCCAGCTCTAAGCTTAGACATGTCGATGTGCTCTGCATGTACTATAGACTTACCGTCCATAGACCAGATCACATTCATTGCCCACATCCCGAAAACGTAAAAATCCGAAATTATGGCCTTCAATGTTTCTGGTGTTCCATAGGTAAAGCAGTCGATAGATTTACCGTCTTGTAAACCATTACCATAGGTGTATAACTCTTTCTTAGTTAAGATGGCGTTGTGGATGGCAGAAGAATCTCTCATAGTGATGAGATACTGTGGCATCAAGTTATTGCTACCCCATGAAATCCATTCTTTGCCAGAAATCTTGTACTCCAGCCATTCTGGAATGTAGACGTCCAACTTAGAAAACTTTTCTTCTACCCTTGAAAAAGAATAGAAATCTGAATTTGGGTTTGGGTTTGGGTTTGATTGTTTATTCATTATCCTTCGTATACTACGTAAGTTGGTGTGGACTGATTGATCCAGAAGGTCTCTTCAGTTCCGTTTACTCTTGCTTTTGCTGTGTAAATAACATCCGCTGGAACAGCAGAAGAACTTACCTCCATTATAGATTTTAGCAGAATGGATGTTTCAACGGTTAAAGGGTCGCAGACGAAAAGCTCTGGCTCGTCGATTTCAATTGCAACGTCCACTAAACAGTCGTTGGGTGCTTCTCCGATGTAGTCCCCGTTGTAGATTCTTACGTCGTAATCTCCCTTAGGTAAGTTAGATGTAGTGATGGTAAAGGTCTGGTAGAGGTCAGAGGTAGATGTGTTGGTTAGCTCGTACTCATACACAACTAAGTTTGCCTGTCTGGTTAGAACCAAGTACAGTGGAAGAGTTGGAAATACCAACTTGCCCTGCATAACTAAACTAAACGTAGAAGTTGGTGTGAGATTAGAAAAGACTAACATACTTATAGATATAGATTTCTCTGTTTTTTCTCTACAACAAAAGGGACCACCAAAGGCAGTCCCCATTTATATAAAAGATCTAAGACCCGACAGGAATTAGATAAGAGCAGAAGAAATCAAATTCGTCCAAGCGCTTGATGCTACGAAAGCAGGCAAAAGAGTCAATGGAGGATTAGATTCTACAGATCTGAAGGTTAAGCTGAAACCGTTACGATCTCCAGCTGCAAGGCCAGATCCCCCCTCCCCACCGTTGATATCAAGCCCAAGTTCCTGACCTACGTATAGGTATTCGCCTGATCTTAGTTTAACAACAGCTACAAGGTTATTATCTGCAAGAGATTTTACAATATAACGTAATTCTGCAGTATAGTCGGTAAATACGGCAGTCAATACGCAATCGTAGAATAATGAATAGTTCTGGATATTCGCCGTTGGGGTCATAGTCAGAGATGAAGTTTCTTGAATTTGCTTAAATTCATAGAAGAAATCAGAAGTTGCTCCCATTGTGAAAGAGTTAATCTGAGTTAATGGTGTTGGACCAGTTGTTCCTACTGCAGTTACGTTGTCAGAGTTGGTTAGGTATAGAGTTTCGATACCACCAATGATCTTACAAGCTCCTGCGGAATTGTGACCGTAAATTATATTGCTACAAGACATGAGTTTATTTGGTTATTTTTATTTGGTTAAATTAAGGGGAGAGCTTTAATCTCCCCTATGATTTGGTTAATTAGAAAGAACAAACGAAGTAGTTCGGGAATACTACTGCTGCTCCAAGTCTGTAACGGAAGTTAGATCTCAACTGGTCAAAATCTTGAGAATACCACATGCTGATGTTAGCAAAGTCTTCTCTGGTTACAGTACCAGCATACAGATACTTAGGATTGCCCATTACTACGCAAGGTGCTCCTCCAACTGCAGATGATGCAGAAGTAGATCCTTCAAGACCTGCAGTTCTGATGATGCGCAAAGTAGTTCCTGGGAATAAGAATTCTCCTGAAGTTGTGATGTCGCTGTTGAAGTGGAAGAAGTTTCCGCTGAACAGAGCTTCACACAAAGTGTTGTAGAACGCAGGCTCGATGAAACAAACAAGCTCGTCAGACAAGATGTCTGGATCAAGTGCTGCATACATAGTCTGGATAGACGCAATGATGTTAGCTTTAGTCCAGTTAGAAGAACCAGTAGCTGCAGTTATTCTTGCTCCTGTTGCTCCAAGTTGATCGATCAAACCGTCGAAGTAAGAAAGGTTACCAGAACCAAGTGAAGTGTTAGACAACCAAAGCTGGCTGTTGATAACTTTAGTGTTTTGGCGCTGAAGTTGCTCCATAAGCGCTTCTTCGAATGGAATTTGGTTAATTAGCGCAGTCGGTGCAAGTGCAAGCTGTGTAAACTTAGATTGCAATAGGTACTGATCGTAAGTCATTTGAGACTTAAGAGCAACTGTTGCAAGATTTACCTTGGTAAGTTCAACGTTACCAGCTGCAGAGAATCCGCCGTCTCCTGCAACGATAGTAGGTGTACTCTCCATGATGTGGATATCTTTAGAAGAGAAAACGTCAGTTTCTACAGAGATGTAGTTCATTGTAGGATCCGCAAGGATAGTTCTAAGAACCCAGTCAAAAGACGTCTGGTTTACGTATTCCGGTAGAGTGGAAACTACGTAGTTAAAGTCAAATTTTAGAATGTTATTTTTCATTAGTTTATTTTTTATTTGTTAAGGTTTTTGATTGCTTGAATTCTCAAAGCTACCAAGTCTGTTGTTTCTGGCTCGGAAGAAAATTCCAATTCAGAGATTGCTTTTGCTGAAGGAACTTTAGAAAGTTCTGCAGAGAATTTCTTCTGCTCTTTAGCCATTTCAAGAACGATAGCTGAAAGTTCGCTGAACTTAGAGTTCATGTCTTCTACTGTTGTAGTAGAATCTTCTGCTTCTGCTTCGTTTTCACTTAGTTCGTCGTAAGCAACGATTGCCATAATTAGCTCGTTAGAAAGAGAAGATAAATCTTCGTCGCTCATACCGGTTGCTTTCTTTTTGATAATTTCTGAAACTGCAGAAACTAATTCTGGATCCATTTCTAAAGCCATTTTCTCTGGCATTTTCATGTCCTCTACTTTTGCTGCTTCTTCTACTGTTGGCGCATCTGCCTCTTTGATTTCAGTCACTTTAGACGAATCGTCAAGTACAATAGTTCTTCCGTCTGTAAGAGTGTGCGACCCTGATGGGGCAAGCTCTTTACCAGCTTCGGTAACTAAAGAAATGATCGAACCGATCTCAAGAGTTTCTGTGTCGCTTTCTACTTTCGAACCGTTGGTAAGATCGTACATTGCGAAATCAAAAGAACTTGCGGACATTACCAAGTTTTGGATTCTTTGTAAGATGTTCATTTGTTTTTTAGATTTATTTTTGGTTATACATATGAGATATAGAATCTCAGTTTTTTTACTGTTTTAGCCTTTTAAGGCCCTAATGTCTGAAAGGGTGAACCATAAAATTGTCCCGTCCTCCTTCTTAGCCCCGAACATTCTGGGGTTAGCTGGGTCGGTATCTGTGATTGTGTAAGACTCCCCGTTGTGAAGATGAGCAACTTTGCCCATATAAGGACTTGCTCCCCTTTCAATTATTCTCTGTCCACAAGATCTACAAGCCATAATTACTTAGATGCTTTAGGGTGGCCTGCAGGAAGTAGATCGTTGTCCTGATTATAGTCTTTATCGTAGCCAGACTGGTTGCCAGCAAGGATATTTAGGAAGGCATTTACTCTTGCCATAGCCCATTGTGATCTCTGCATGCCCCTTTTGCCTGGGGTTCCTACAGAATAGGCTCCCGATCCTCTGCGCCATACAGCCTTTAGCATACCCAAAGTTGCTTTCTGGGACTCCTGTGGATTTGATTCGTTGTGGATTGCAATCTTATCCTTTAAAGTCTTCTCTACAGAATCAGGAACTGTAGTCCCTCCTCTTGTTGTTGTGGAATCTCCAGGTTTGTTTGTGTCTGAACCTGTTCTGCCTCTGTCCTCTTTAGGAATTCTTGCAAGTGGTCTATCCCCTTTGTTGCCAGATGCAGGTTGTGGTGCAAAAGAAAACTCTTCTGGCAGATAAGACTTGATGGTGGCAATGTGTCCGTCCATATAAGAAATGTCGTGCTCCATTCCAAGGATCTGGTCTATCTCTGCAAAGATGGATTTGTAGTCGTCTACTAAAACAACTGCTTCAGAAAGTTGGTCCATAGTTGCTGTTTCAGCCCCCATTACTTCTTCTTCTATCTGGAAGACCCTGTCCGCTTGAACTGCTGCTGATCTTGCCATTCCGATTACGTCTTCTGGTGGGTTCATCTGCTTGATGTGTTCGAAGGTTGCTATTGCTCCTGGACACATGTAGAAGAATCTTGTTGGATAACCAAACACATCCATGTTTAGATCCTCTTTAGCCATGTTCTGTCTGCGGATTGATTCCAACTTATTTGTAGACCAAGTTACTCCAGATTCTCCACCCCAAATTAACCAGGCTACGTAGCCAGCATCGGTCCAGGGTTTATCTTTTTTATCTGCAGAAACTTCTGCATTCTGTCTGTGTCTGGCAAAAGACGCCATGCGTGCTATAGTCTCTTCTGAGATTGGTCTGCGGTTGGCAAGTTGGTTTGCTCTGGTCCAACCGATTGCAGTGCCACCTTGAATTTCATTAGGGTATTTGTCTCTCCACTCCAAAGCCTTCCTGGCGTTGTTGGATGCAGAAACTGGGTAGTCTGTGTATGAATCAGCAAAAGTGTATTCGGCTCCTGTTTCTCCTTGGTTTACATAGGCTGGTAGACCAGAAACGTCTATGTTCATTTCTACATAGTAGAGAATTTCGTCCAGCTCTGCAGCCTCTTTTTCTGTTAACCCCTTATAGGCAGACTTGTACTTAAGTCTAATTAGGGTGAACTTGTCCTCAGCAAAAGCATCTACGTAT